GGAGAAATAGAATGAACTTTGCTTGTGTGAAAAAAATTAAGAACTGGTTTAAAGCAGTACCAACGCCAGTAATTGTTGAACCCGAAACCGATCTTTCTAGTTTGAAGCTATCTGAGCTTAGAGCAGTCGCAAAAGAACGCGGAATGAAAGGTTATACAAAATATAAAAAAGCTGAATTATTACAACTACTTAAAGGAGAATAAAATGAATAAAAAAGAAGAAAGTATGAAACTATCAAATCAAGCCTTGGGGGCTATTATGATGGCCCTCCAGGAGTCTTTGATGAATCAATTGGATATTGTACCAATTTTACAGAATTTTGATTTAATAATGACACAAGATGGGCTTATAGTGAACAATCCCCCCACAGTGCGCATGACTGACAGTTCAGAGATTACTGAACAAGATTTAGCCAAAATGGTAAAATAATGCCTCGCTATCGTTATGTGTGCACAAAATGCTCCACAGAGCATATAATTTTTCATTTATATGAAGAAGAGCCTTTAACGAATTGCAACACTCCAGAGTGTGCAGGGTGCTTGGTGCGTAGTGTTACCAAGCCCGTAGTTCCCCATGTGCTTCCCGTTGAGACAACAACTGGGGAACTAACGGAAGAATTTATAGAAGAAAGTAAGGAAGCCTTAAAACAACAAAAACGCGAAGCCAAAGAGAGCACTTATGAGCCGTCTTGAGATAATATTATCATCTATTTTATTTTTATCAATTTGTTTTAATGTGGGTATTTTTATATATGCACGCGCCTCTATTTCGCGATTGCTTTTTGTATCAGAGGAGTTGGGCGATTTACAAAACATGATTGATGCTTTCGCAAAACATGTAAAATCAGTATATGAATTAGAAATGTTTTATGGGGATGTGACCTTAGAACATCTTTTAAACCATGCTGTTTCTTTTAACGAACAATTAGAAACATTTGAGCATATTTATTCCTTGACTGAAGACGAAGCGCCCAACGAACAATTAATTGAGGACGAAGAATTTGACAGTAACGAAGAAGAAGATACGCCGCCGCCGAGCGAAGACTAAAAACTATTATTTTACTCAGGTCCACGAGGATGCGATAGTAAAATATGCTATTACTGAAGATATAAAAATTAGGACAGAGTTATACGTTAACTATATTCAACCTGCATTTAATGAAATGGTTGATAAGATAGTTTTTACTTATAAATTTACTAACCTTCCTAATTGCGATTACTTGCGAGATGAATGTAAAATCTGGCTCGTAACTATTTTAGACAAGTATGATCCAAATAAAGGCTCTAAAGCCTTTTCTTATTTTTCGGTTATTACCAAAAATTGGTTCATTCACAAAGTAAAACAACAACAGAAAAAGAACAAACGTGAAGTTGATTTAGACCACCTTCCCAAGAGATATGAAGAAGAGTTTCTTTCAACTAATGAATCATATGTTACTACGCGGGAAGAAGATGAATTTTGGAATTCATTTTATGAAGAATTAAAGTCTTGGGATCCGTCCCAAATGAAAGAAAATGATCTAAAAGTTTATAAAGCGATTATTATTCTTTTCGAGTCGAAAGAGGATATTGAAATTTTTAATAAAAAAGCTATTTACCTATACCTGCGTGAGATTACCGATCTGAATACTAAACAGATTGTTAATTCTCTGAAGAAGTTTCGTAAAAGATATTACAACTTCAAACAAAATTGGGAGAATGGTTTATTATGAATGCAAAAGATTTAGATTCTCTTATAAGTGAAGCACTGGATAATATTCGTAACGATAGAAAAGTTGCGCGCGAATTTCTTAATGAAATTGCAAATCAGATTGCTACTGATGCTGATCAGAATAAATACTTAAGCCCAGTGGCCGCGAAGCACATTGAAACCATGCAGCGCTCAAACGAACAACTTGTAAAGCTAATTGGAATTAGACATAAAGGACAAGTACAAGGCGTAGAGTTAACTCAAGAAGATAAAGACCATATTTTTGATTTGATTCAAGGAGGAGTTGAAAATGGCTAGTGACGAAAGCGGACCTTTACCAGGACCTTTTACTCTTCCTTTGCAGGCTGTTGACTGGGCCCTTAAAATACCTTCAAGTTATAACGCGTTGAGAACTGACACTGTGATGAAAAAGGCAAAAGTCATGACTCAGCCCGAGCCACTAAGTCCTCTTGATGGATGGGTTGCCGGCGGAACTGCCACTTCAAACCAACCCTCCGGAGAATATATATGCCAGGTTATGTTGATAGATGTGTTACTGGGTCATGTAAAATTTTACGGAGATGTGTGTGAGTTGGCTTTATCTTCAAATTCAGAACAGTATAGTAAATTTATGTCCCTTTATACGAGAATGACTATTCCGAAAGTTGGCGACTCGTTGATGCCCCACATTAATGATATTGTTGAAGTTTCGTTAGACCCGGGAGATAATGGAACACCTCTTGATTATCAAAATGGAACATTTGTAAAGATTTTCTCAAGACCGGCGCCAGTAGTGGACATAGAAGCTACATGTGTATCCCTGAGATCAATGTTTGGAAACGGCAATGATGCTCCGCTGGGAGGAGAGGATCCTGGAAACTGTCCTTGGTCGAATGGTGGGCAACAATACACAGCGACATGGAACTCTTCAGAGTATCCTGGGACTGGTGATACATGGAATGGTACAATTTTGAAAAATGGACAAATAGAAGACACAGGATTACTGGAAACTGATTCAAAATCGGGCGCCCAATTATTGATTCCAGCTATGGTAGATTTTAAGAAATTGGCGGCAGCATATGAAACAAAATTCCCAGGTAAAACCCTGAAGGGTTCAGGTTATCGTACTTATGCTTCTCAGATTGCACTACGTAATAAGCGACACCTTAATGGGGCATTTGTTTGTGGACAAGGAGAGCATGATGCTTCTGGCAAGTTTGTTGGAATGGCTGCCACTCCGGGTACATCTAATCATGGCTGGGCGGCCGCTTTTGATGTTGATCGTTCAGCATCCGGTTGGACCAATGGCAACGAAGGAGATTCTCCAGAATTTCAATGGATAAATAAGTTTTCTAAAAATTTCAATTTTGTTTTTGGAGTCAGAAACGAACATTGGCATTTGGATTGGATGCCTTTTAGTCGCCAAGTTGATGGCAAAATAGCCTCTACGAGCCAGTCCTCATGGGTGTCTTCGGCCGGCACAGAGTACACTAATATTACGTTGGCTTAAAAGGACTATTATATGGCAAAAAGAAAATTCTCGGATCTTGGATTAAATCCAAACTTCCCTAACGTACAAGATCTTATTGATCAAGGCGTCACAGTAAATAAAGTACCAGCCGGCAGCGGCTTAATGAATACTCCCAATACTCCCATATCCACGGGATATCAGACACCGCCTGGTGCATATCCGATTAATAATATGGGTGCATCTATAATGGTCGGAGCAATACCCCCTATGGGTTTGTCTTCTGGGTTTGGCGCCCCAGGCGCCAACGTTCCGACAGTCGATTTGGTGGTTGGAAGAGCCGCCGCAGCACGCAAAGGACAAGGACCAACAGAAGGCTCCGTCGTTGATAACAATTTTGGTACTGATGCTGCGCGAATTTATATTAGCCGCTTGACTGATATTGATCGACATTTTGGATTAGCCGGCCAAGCATCTGCTAATGCTAATGCCATGGCACGTTCTGCGGTGGCCATTAAAGCAGATGGAGTTCGAATTATTGGTCGCGAAGGGGTCAAAATTGTCACAGGCAAAATGAAAGGTGGCGCCTTCGGCCCGCATGGCGAAACAAATTCTTTAGGCGGAAGAGTAGAAAGCCCAGCCCCTAAGATTGAATTAATAGCGGGAAATAATTATGATATAGTTCAAGGAGTGGCACTGGGAGAAAAAACTCGTGACTCATTGCGAGAACTTCACGAAATTTTACAAGATCTGTGGAGTGCAGTATATAACTTTATCACACTACAAACGGGATGGGATGGAGTTGTGGGAGTAAGTCCGCTCCCTCACTACCCAGCCGGCGCGGCGCCAAAATCAATGGGAAATATGACAATGGTTATGAGTTCTTTATATTCTACTCGAGTGAATCTTATGACATGGAATCATAATTATACGAGTCCAACACAGGATACTTATATTGTGAGCAGAAATGTGAGAACGAATTAGTTATATAACAAGGTAAATCATGGCAGAATCAAAATTCCTACCTTATCAAGATGCAAACGGCGATGGTTTAATTGACGTTTGTGAGGAGATTTCAGTACCGGAACCCATAGAGTGTCCGGAGTGTGTACCTAATCCGGCAGCCATTGTGCCCGATTGGCTTAATCGTAGTAAATATCAACCATTTTTAAACGAGAAGCTTTGTAAATATCAAGTTACTGTTACAACAAGGGAAACAACAACCGGATTCCTCGCAGCCGGTAGCGAGGGAGCATCAGAAGCGGCCTTAAACGAGATATATCTCGAATATCAAGAGACCGCCATTAGAGCACTTTTAACGTCATATAATAAAGACAAATCTGATCCTTCTATTAATGCGATTAAAGAAGTAATAGAAAATACTGAATATTCTTTAGACCCTCGACCTAAATCTCGTTTAAAGCTTTTATATTCGGTACCTAAAGAAAACCTTGATGCAATAGAGGACGATGAAGAGGAAGAAGAAGAGGAAGAAGCTGAATCGGGTGATATTAGTGTAACCTTTATGGCGGGCGAACTTGGACCCATGATGATGTACATTCGCAAAACTCTTAGACTGTATAATCGCTACCTTCTAACATATCAAAAGGTTGAGGAATCAAATTTATTGTTTTTAGAAGACAATAGACCGTTTTATTTAAAAAATTACGGAGATTGGGGCGGCGGCATGGCCAGTAATGAAATTATGTCTCAAGTGTTGCCCGAATTAGATGCTTTTTTAAACAATAAAGGATACAATATAGCCAATATCGGAGGACTATTTCAAAAAGGTGGGGGCTTATTTGGCGCAAATGATCGCTTAACAGAAATAACATTTACATTTAATGGTGAATATAAAATAAAGCAATTGAGGTTTTTTACAGAAGGATGCGGAGAACAACCAGTAATCATTGGGGGGCGTGAGACTGGACCTTTAGCTGCTCTTTATAATACGGATGCTTGGAAAGATACGACTGCCATGGCATATTTGGCATCGTTAAAAGAAATGAACGCAGAAATTCAAGCTCGAGTGGCGCCAAATTGGATAGAATTTCTGAAAAAGTATACATATCCCGAAATTTATGAAACAGATACTGTAGCCTATGAATCTACTCCTGGCAGTTGTATAGGCGAGGCGTTAATAAACGAAGGTAAACAACTGGGACAAGATGTTCTTGACGACGTTTTTGGGATTGCAGATGCTATAGCTTATCAATGGAAAGATCAGTTGTGTAAAAAATCACTCGGAGAAGCGATTGATGAACAAACTGAATTAGGGATCCTCTATAATCCTTATTTTGAGGACAATAAGAGCACCTATGCTATGGCTCAAGAACAAGCCTTTAAAACTTTAGAAGATCAAGATCAAGTTTTCCTCGGGTTTTGTGCACGAGTTTTGGGCGGCATGGGGATGGGCAGCGGCAAAGGTGGCAAGCCTAGATGTGGTTCCGGCGGCGAGAATAGCGCTCAAGAGATGTTAGATGTCTTATGGTCGGAAGGTTTCGAAGAATTTAAACTATGCGGACTTATGGATTTCATGATGGAAGCCATACAGTGCTTAATGGGCGGTTTAACTCTCGAAGAAGCTTTAGGAGTCATGATAGAAAGAGCATGCCAAGCGATGTCTATTAACAATTTTGGCGACATGTGGAAAGGTTTGCCTCCCGATAAGCAAGCTGAATTGGATGCATTGGTTAAAAAGAAAATTGAAAGCGGCGATGTGTTTAAGGACGACAGTTCCCTTCAAACCTATTCAGATGGAATAGCTCAAGGTACTGGTGCCACATCTGGCGAGGCCGGCGAAGCTTCGACTCGAACCCTGTGGTCAAAGCCGTGGGAAGATGAGACTATTTCGGAGCAAGAGAAGGGACTAAGCGCAGATGGCGTTGGCATGTCAAGCGAGGATTTACAGGATCCAGGAGCAGAAACAAGAACACTTGTCCAACAGTTTGATGTAGGTTCTGAGGAAAACAGAAACAAGCTGGATAGCAATGTGGTCATACAAGCTTATGTCCAAGCGCTTTTAGAGGTATACCAAGACAATTTGTTGGAACTGGTAGATGAATTAAACAAGTTCCCAGGCGCACAATTAATAGCAAATGTTATTGCATTTATAGACTGCCCTCGTCCTCCGTTCTTTAATCCCAGCATCATGGACTTTATTAAGGATATCGAGCTTCCATTTTGTCGCGACATGAAAGAAATTGCTTTTCCACGAATCCAAAATCCTTATGGCTGGTTTCCCAAAATTATGGATATTCTTTCCATATTAAAAGAAGCTTTTATGTGTGCTTTGCAGCAGGTTATTATTGCGATTATAATGAAGCTGATAGTTAAAGTTTGCGAATTAATAGGGAATGCGATGTGCAAGGCTTTGGAAATGGCAGGGGATGCTATAGCAGCCCTGGTGACTCCCAACGATTGTACTCAATTCTCAGACATGGTGAGAGAAGCTTTATGCGGCGATGGCGCTGATGATGAGATGGTTAATGATACCACGGTCGATATGATAGCTTCATTGGGTGTCGGCACCGCCGCATTAGCTGATCGAGAACAAGCGTTGGCATTTGCTGAAGATATTGGGTGTTCTGTTACTCGAAAAGAACTTGCAGAGGCTCTGCTGGGAGACATGTCGAACGATATGGCAGACGCAATGGTAAGCTTGGTTGAGAATGAATATGAAGATTTTGAAGAAGCGCTCCCGCACAAACAGGCAATGAGAAGCTTTTTTAATGGCATGGGTAATCTATTGCCGCTAGACTTTAGGGACACGTTAAGAGATTTCGTCAACGAGCTTCCGGCAAATGACGCGATGCCAGCACATCCTTCTCTTTGTGCTACTCCAGAACAAGTGGAAAACTTTTGTGATTTAAGAGCAGAGCTTTTAGCCGACCGCGCTTCACCGGAACAAATTGCACAAATGTGCGATAACATTAGAGACAAACTGAAAGAAGATCTTGGAGATTTGGAGAGGGCTGCTCAAGATCCAGAAGGTTACTTTGAGAGCAACATGCCGCCTCTTGTTTCTGATCCCGGCTGTGATAATGGCTTAATGCCGTTTGAGCCAGATGTGGCCATCGCCACTGTGACCGCAGCACTCGGCAACGAATTAGAGCAGTTGAAAGTAGATTATGCAACAGATATGATAGGAAATGGTCCGAGAGAGAAAAACTGGGGACTTCTTAATATGGTTATGTCAGACACAATGGGTCAACCCCTCACGCGCCATAATCGCTCCGTCACCCGCCGGCGCAACCCCGACGAAGTTGATTTTTATACAGGAGTAGTTGGCGAAAGTGGATTTTTGGCCACGGAGGATCCCATCGAACTGACCGGCGGCAAGTTGCTTAGTCTCATTGGGGGACCACCAGAACCAGAAGCTCAACGCGCAGCCTTCCCCACTAGTGTCGCTAAATGGCTCCGCGACGATCTTATGGATAAAGCAGGATATGCGCAAGATGAATTCGGCACATATGCCAAAGCTACTGAGTCGAACGCAATCGCCGCTAGTATTAATAATGAATGGCAAGCGTCAGGATCTTGGTTCCGCGATATGGAAGAATTGGGTTTTGATCGTGTTTTTAGTAATGATCTCGAATTGTTATCTATTCCCGATATGGGCTATAATGTAGAGATGGCACCCGAATTTGAGCCAGGTGACGAGGGCGATGCCACCGGTGTCACGTTTACTGAGTTGGGTCGTAAAGGCGAGCCTGACTTGGAGTTGGATTATGTGGACAATGCTAAAGGTGTCTTGTATGATAACGACGACGGCGCCGAGGAAACAAGTTGGTCATACGGATTCAACATGGAGGTTTTCTTTGGCGATCTGATTCAAGACGACGATGGCAATATTGTAAATCGTTCAGACGACAACGTGCGCATTAAGATTACAGATTTGTTCAACACGGCCACTGACATGGACTCTTCTGTTGAAGAGCTTTTATCTAATACTCCCGATCCCACTGCCGATGATGGCCGCATGTTTAAGCTTAGCAAAGTAAAGAAAACGGAGAAAATAATACCAAGTTTAAGATATGAATTCCTTGCCGTAGACGATACAATAATGGATGCGATTATACCCCCTGCAAGTAAGAACAAATATGATCCATCTCCTGCTGATCTTGGCGCCATCAAAGAATTTAACATATTGGATCAATATACTGACTTTTTGCAATCATTTCAAACATATAGCGAGCATACTCCNCAAACNCTANTGNTGCGNGACATGATAAAGATAGAAGACGGAACTACCTTAAGTCANGCTAGCGTCAAGAGTTTTATAGAAGACACCATNACAGCAGCTTCTCAATTGGTTTTGTGGGAAATTGGAAACAATTCTGGTAGTTGGANCTATGGCGCGGAATATGACTCTTTAGCTGCCTCCGACATCGAATATGGAGTTTATGATTTAACTGCTTATAATAAAATGGACTCGGATGATGTTTCGGGCTATGAGGGATGGATACCATATTCAGACTATATGGTTCCCGATGACGACGATGACGAAGGCGCGCGCGAAGTAAGAAACCGAGACATGAAACTCGGAATTAGTTTTAACCAATATATGAATGAATATTATAACGATCCTCCCACTCCGGAGGACACCCGAGTTTTCTACTTAGATCCTGTGACATTTGGCGGCAACTATATGAATCCTGGCATTTATATTAAGCCCCTCGCTAGCGACGGCTGGATGGGAATGGTAGATGTCTTGTTTCCGGATTTAAGCCCCTGCAAACCACACACCTCGGACTTAGTTGATTTTGGAAGCATTCAAGAAATAATCGATGATATTTACCCCTCCATTCCGGAGGATATGAGATTAAAATCTGATCCGGATTGTATCATCGAGCGCCCCTATAATAGAATTTTGATGCGTCCCGCAAAAGCCGGACTCGTAGGTTTAATTACAGCAGCATGTCGCATTTACAGCAGCGTTCATCTTGTTAAAGCGTTGCCAGCATATGCAACGTTTGGTCCGACAATCCCGGATACTTATAGTTCAGCATTGGCGTCGTATGTGGTTGAAACCATGGAAGCTTCTTTTAGAGACGCCGGCGGCGGCCCAGAGTGGGTTAATGCAGTTTTCTCAGATGATGATTTTTGGTATGCATTTTTAGAACAGTCTGTGCAACTTTATTCCGCTATGGTAGACGAGGGAAAAATAGAGCCGTCTCCTACCGTATTAGAGGCGCTTTTTAGAATTAACGATATGCAAGAAGAGTATGAATATCCAGATAGAACAGAGCTTCGAGACGCCAAAGATACCAAAGAAGCTGGACGCTTTGAGACCCTTAAAAGCTTTCGCAAAGACAAGAACCTTGAAGCTATTAGAGAGACCGAAGAAGATGCAAAATTGGTTTTGAAAGAGTGGGTTATTAAAGAATTAAACTTTATGGGAGAAAAGTTTATGACGAACATGGATAGATTTAATATGATGCCGGTTGTGAGCAGCTTAGACTATTATGTAATGGACAAGATGTGCGTCGGAAGCGAATTGACGCTGAATTCTGCAATAAAGCCCGATGGGACATTTAAAGCTAGTTATGTGGATTTGCCTACGGTATCTTCTGATGAAGGAAGTGACCACGACGCCTATGATGAAGAAATTCAAGCCTATTATACGGCCGGCTCTGAACTTGTAGTTGGTGAAGATTTAGACGAAGAAGGTTTGGGCAAAGGCGAAGAATACATTGGATATTACAATGTAATTTTAGATGAAGAGGGCAACCCACAGTGGCTAGCCGGCGAAGCATACACAGAAGACGAGCCTCAAGATATTCTTCATCCCATGATTAATCAGATTGTGGTTGAAATCGGAGACGTGCCAGAGTTAGATGGATCTGGCACTGCAGGAGATAATGAATTCTTTACTCTTGAAAAGTACATTTATATTGAAGGTGAAGGACGACTTTCTCCCACAGATGCAGTAACTACGATAAAAAGCAACAGCGATTTAACAAAAAACATTTCGGATGTCTACCCTGGCACAATGAAAATAGCTACAAATGCCGATGGGTTGGAAATTGGAATAGAAGGTAATTTGGGCGTTCGTTATGGTTTACAATTTGGAGTAAGTGTAGGCGGCACCTCATACGAAATCACAGCAGTCGAAGTCGATGCGTTAGATTTGCCGTTATCTGAGTTTACTAATCTAACAGCAGACAGCAGACTATTGTTGTGTTTGCTTAATCTCTTAAAGCAAGATGAAAAATTCAAATTAGTTACGCGATATATATTGCCGCTAAATAAATTAACAGCGATAGGTGCCATTTACACAGATATGGGATTGTTGCCTTCCATTGGAGAGCTTACTTCTCCCGATGGCGCTTCATTTGAATCGCAAAATCCCGCAGAAGGTATATTGGACGATCCCTATGGCGACGGTTTAGAAAAACCCGGCATGGTGGCAACGGTTACACTCAGCGAAGACGAGCCCCCCGTAGTTGAAAGTGTAACAACAGGACCAGCAAGCGAAGCCGTCGAGGGATATTGGTCTTCTCAAAAAGATAGAGATACAAGGTCCGTGTTCTGGCTACACTTTGATGAGTGGGATCAAGTACTTCTGAGAAATAGCTCGCAGCGCATTAAGAGGCTTTTTAAAACGTATTATAATTCGCGCGACTTCGATCCGGATGATATTGGCAAAGCCATTGAGGGTGGGCCAGGACAAATATTTCTCAATAGAATGCGCGCGCTTCTAAAGCCAGCGCCTGGAAAACGGTTGTTGCCGAGATGGAAAAGACGCAAATTGAGAACAAATCCATTTAATGCGAATGGTGAACTTTGCGAAAAGTAAGGTTGAGCATAATTATAACAACGAGGTGAACAATAGTGGCAGGACTTGCACCCAAATTACCATTAAGCTATAATTCTAGTAATGGATTTACTTTATTAAAGAGCTTTCAAGAGTTAGCGAAACAAAACTTTAAAATGTTAATTCTCACAATACCGGGCGAAAGAGTGATGGAACCAAATTTTGGTGTTGGAATTACACAATTTTTATTTAATAATTTTCATGCAAACACTTACATGGAAATAGATACCAAAATACGAGAACAGACTCGAGCTTATATGCCGTTTATTGAAATTGTTGATATTTCTTTTGATTCATCCGCCCAAGACATGAATTTGTTGGCTGTTTCGATCAAATATGCCATTCCACAAATTGGCGCGAGAGATTTGCTAGAATTTACTATTTAAAATTGAGGATTTTTTATGGCAGACGAACAAAAAAAGATAATTCCTATTGATTATACTCATCGCGAATTTGATAGTATTCGAGATGATTTGATAGAAGTAGCTGAAAGGCTCTACCCAGATACCTTTCAAGATTTTAGCGAAGCTTCCTTTGGGGCGATGATGGTGGACGCCGTAGCGTATGTTGGGGATCAACTATCCTTTTATTTAGATTATAATGTTAATGAAACTTTCCTAGACACTGCCTTTCAATATAGCAATGTTGTGCGCCATGGCCGCATTATGGGTTATAAATATACGGGTCGCCCCTCAACCTGGGGACAGGTCGCCATGTTTATTAAGATTCCAGCCTCCTCTACAGGCATAGGTCCGGATTCAGCCTATATTCCCATCATCAAGCGCGGATCACGATTTACTTCTAATACGGGTTTAAACTTTGTATTAACGGAAAACGTAGACTTTGCAGATCCTAAAAATGTCATGGTAGTGGCCCAAACAGATGCTTCTACGGGCGCCCCTACCTATTATGCGATTAAAGCTTATGGAAACGTAGTCTCGGGATACTTTGGAAGAGAAATTGTAACTATAGGAAGTTATGAAAGATTTAAAAGAGTGACTTTAAATGTGGCAAACGTATCGGAAATTATTTCTGTCATAGACACTCAAGGTCATGAATATTTTGAAGTTGATTATTTGGCACAAGATATGGTTTTTAAAGAAATATCTAATAATAATTATAAAGATGACAATGTGCCTTCTATTTTAAAGCCATATCTTGTATCGAGAAAATTTGTTGTAGAAAAAAGTAGAGACAAAACGGCTCTTCAATTTGGAAGTGGGGACGCTGCAAGCTCAAACGTGGTTGCCGATCCGCAAACAGTAGCATTGGATATCTTTGGAAAAGATTACGTGACAGATACAACCTTTGATCCCACTAAATTATCGAAAGATAAAAGCTATGGTATTGTACCTTCCAACACCAACCTTACAGTTATCTATAGAGTAACAAATCCTGTGAACTCTAATTTGGCAGTTGGAAATTTAAATAAGACATCAGCTGTTAATTTGGAATTTGGCGCCAGAGACACTCTTTCGGCTGCAACGATAAGCACTATTCAAAGTTCAGTAGAGGTAAACAATGAAGAGCCAATTGTTGGAAATGTAACAAACCCAACTACTAATGAAATTAAACGAAGAATTTATGATACCTTTCCTACTCAAAATCGAGCAGTAACTCAAGCAGACTATGAGAATTTGGCCTATAGAATGCCTGCTAAATTTGGAGCCATAAAAAGATGCTCAGTTCAAAGAGATCCAGACTCTATGAAGAGAAACTTGAATATGTATGTCTTATCCGAAGATCAATTTGGAAAACTGAGTGCTCCTAATATTACAATTAAAAATAATTTAAAAACGTGGTTAAATCATTATAGAATGATTAACGATACAGTTGATATTTTGGATGCTTATATTATTAATTTTGGGATTGAGTTTATTGTAGCACCAAGCATTGGAGTTGACAAGTATGATCTTTTAGCTGCTTGTATTAATCAATTAAAAAATAAATTTTCGGGTACCATGTACTATATTGGAGAACACCTCCTGGTAACTCAAATCTATAGCGAACTAAACAAAGTAAAAGGCGTTTTGGACGTGATTAAGGTTACAATTACCAACAAAAATGGAGGAGTCTATTCCAGCACGGAGTTTGACATAAACAGCAATTTTTCTCCTGAAGGAACTTACATAATAGCTCCAAAAAATTGTATATTTGAACTGAAATATCCAGAAACAGACATTAAAGGAAAAATTAGGTAATGGCTATAAAACGCTATACAGCTTCCGCTGACACAACGATTGTTAACGCTTTTCAGCCTAATCTCAAAACCCGAGGTACGGGCGCCAATATGGGATATGCGGATGTATTAGAAACCTTTTCTGTATACGGGAGGCAGTCATCCGGTTCGCAAGAACTCTCGCGCATTCTAATTCAATTTCCTATTAACAGTATTGTTACTGATAGAACAGCCGGTACCATCCCCGCTAGCGGCAGCGTTACCTTTTATTTACGAATGTATAATGCTCCTCATTCTAAAACAGTACCTGAAGATTTTTCATTATCAATTTTGCCCGTGGGTCAATCTTGGCAGGAAGGCGTTGGATTAGATTTAGAAACCTATAAAGATTTAACCAAAGGTAACACCGGTGCAAATTGGATGAGCGCCTCTAATACTTCGGCGTGGACCGGCAGCACTTATACCACTAATGATTGTGTGGGAGGATCATATCGAACGGGCGCCCTAGATCCTCAATTTAAAGTAGCCTTTGGAGGGGGACTCGGAGATGTGAAGCTTGACATTACTCCTTTAGTGGAACATTGGATGGCTGACACCATTTCTAATTATGGAATAGGGGTACACCTCTCTTCGAGTTATGAAGCTAGCGCATCAGTAGGCGAAAATACAGCGTCTGCTCCGGTTTTACCTGTTACAGGTGGTGCCACAAAATCTTATTTTACAAAGCGCTTTTTTGCGAGAGGCACCCAATATTTTTTCAAGAAGCCGGCAATCGAAGCTATATGGAATTCGGACGTTAAAGATGATCGGGGGGATTTTTATTATAGTAGCTCCTTGGCTCCTGCGGCTAGCAATATGAATACCATCTATTTTTATAACTATGTTCGCGGTGCCCTAACTAATATTCCAGATTTAGGGGACGATAATCGAGTTTATGTTAGTATGTTTTCTGGAAATGCCGCCAATACAGCACCATCTGCAGCAGCTTTGGTCCTTTCCATAGATGATTATGGATACGTAAGGTCCGCATTACCCACTATTGTCACGGGCGGACTTGTTTCAACGGGTATTTATAGTGCATCTTTTGCTCTAACAGCAGCTGCAACGCCGATTAGCACCCTGTACGATGTGTGGTTTACAGGGAGTGATGCAACAATTGCAGCGTCATCCTCCACAGCAACTCAGTATCTTACAGCTAGTATCACACCTTCCCAAGTTGTTCCAACCCAAACTGTAGCAAAGCCAGTTTATTATTTGAATATTACCAATTTGAAAGGCCGCTATCGGACTGATGAGACAGCACGATTTAATGTATATATTAGAAATAAATTTTGGGATCCTACCATTTATACAGTTGCCAACGCAACACCAGAAAGCACCACTATCCAGAGCGCTTCATATAGAGTTTATCGAGTAATGGACGGTTATAACGCTATACCATATATGACTGGTTCTGATTTGGCAACAGGCTTATCTTATGATGTTTCTGGAAATTATTTTGATTTTGACATGAGCTTACTAGAACCAGGATATGCATATGCGTTTAAATTTGCTTTTTATGATCCTGGCTTAAGTTCATGGACAGAACAGTCAGAAGTATTTAAGTTCCGAGTAGAGAGTTATGAGTATTAAAAAACTTTTTGATTCAACCAACAAAAATAGAAATTATCTATCCGATACAGACGAAAAAAACGCTTTTGAGAATGTAGAGTCGGAAAGAAACCTACGGGCTATAAAAACCACTCAAGACACTTTCATTCCTCAAGTAGATTATGAAAAGCCAGCAAAATTTGCCCAATATGGATCAGCATATCTCTATTACAAATCTGCAATCGAGAGAATTCATGATTATTATCCTTATGATGGATCAGACGCAGAAATAAATGAATTCTATAATGCGTGCCTCCCGATAGAGCAATACATTTTTGATAACAGGTATCCGCGTACAACGGGCTATATTACGATGAGTGTTGGGGGTTGGGGTACCAAAACAAATAATATGGTAGCGAGTGGTGGATATGGTGTATCATCTACTCCTGAATATATTACTTTTTATGGTGGGCCTAACACTATTTCGCACACCAAATTGCAACAAGTTTTTCCGAATGCTTATGATGACAAATACCAATACTCTAATATTTACGACACTGATATTTACACCACTGCGGGACTACCTTCTACTTATGGCTCGGGATCTCGTGAATCAAACCTTAAGAGTGATTTTGATAAAGGTGTTACGGTAGAATTTTGGTTTAAGACAGGCTCTGCAGATCCCCTGGCTACATATACTAACCACACACAAAAACAAGTAATTTTTGATCTTTGGAACAATGAAGTTAGTTCTAGCGCTGATTATGGACGCATCACGGTAGAAATAGACACCCTGACAGGTTCTTCACCTTTCCTCGTTACTGTGCAATCGGGCGCCTCATCTGACGCTAGTCGTTATGCATCTGGATGTTTTCAGCAGCCCATGGCCACCGACATAGGATCTGCATCTTGGATTGGATCCACCCTAGATGGCACTTATTGTTTGTCTTCTTGGAAACACTATGCCTTTTCGATGTACAACACAGGGAGCGATTTTGTTATTAAGTTGCATGTTGATGGGGAATTACAAGACACTTACATATCTTCTTCTATGACGTTGGGCGCCCTCAACTCTAAAAATATGATGGGACGGCTTGGGGCACTATTAACAGCACCTTCGGGGACCATAGGCGAGCCCCTCACAGAGGCTCCAGCTTCTGTTTTGGCAGGCGCCGGCAAGCTTGCAGGATCTCTTGACGAATTCCGATTCTGGAAAGTTAGAAGAAACTCTGATGAAATTGCGCGCTATTGGAAAAGCCAAGTAAGGGGTGGCACAAACACAGATATTTCTAATACGACCTTGGGGGTCTATTATAAATTTAACGAGGGTATAACGACCGATACGACCTTAGATAGCACGGTTTTAGACTATTCGGGCAGAGTGAGCAACGGTGCGTGGACGGGATACGTCACCAACTCCAGAAATAGTGGCTCTGCGATGGTGTCGGCTAGCGTTCGAACAAGTGAGTATCGCGATCCTGTTGTTTATTCTACACACCCCAGCGTCACTAGTTTAAAAACTGAGTTGCTTGATAGGGGCGAGAAGTACGATCTTGGTAACAACTCCGCATTTGTGAACATGATGCCTTCCTGGGTATTGGAAGAAGACGAAAGCCTAACAAGTGATTTGAGAAAGATGTCGCACATTGTGGCCACATATCTTGATAAACTAAGACTTCAGATTGAAGCTTTGCCGAGTTTTAAAGGCTCCATTTATACGACAGCTTCTGCTGCGCCCGTTCCCTTTGCACAACACTTGCCTCAATCTTTGGGACTTTATACTCCAGATGTTTTTATTGAAGCGGATGTTATGGAAACGTTTTTAAATCGCGACCAAAACACCTTCTTTGAAGGGGATTTAAACGAAGCCAAGAATCTGATTTATCTTAACTTGTATAACAACCTTGCAGGAATTTATAAGGCCAAGGGAACAGAAAAAGCAATTAAAAATGTGTTTAGATGTTTTAACATAGATGACAAACTCGTTCGTTTAAAAACATATTCGAACAATCAAGTTTATGACTTACAAGATAATCTAAAGCAATACTTTTATGAAGATACATCAATTAATTGCAATCTTCAAGCGAATGTGGGAGGAGTGGTTTATCAACGCAAAGAGCCCGGCAACCCCGAATCGCTAGGATTTATTTCTGGAACTTATGGGCGCACCATCAAGGGCGCCAGCACAACCGCCGTTCGTGAAGGAAACTACGGCTTTACTGCCGAATCAAGTGTTATCTTTCCTGCGTTTAACATACAGAGTGATTATAATTTAATAAGCCGAGATTTTGTAAAGTCTTCTTTGTTCGGAATGTATACGGTCAACACAGCTTCAAACGTTGTAAAACGCGGCATCAATACTCAATGGGTAGACTTTGGAGAAGATGCAGAAGATATCCTCGATTATGCAAACTTCCAAGTCTTTGCAATTCGAGATGAACCTAATTCGAAAAATGCCCGCTTTATGCTTACGTCTTCTCGTAATCCTTTTGCGGGCCAATTTCCGGCGCTTACGAGTAGCAATTTCTTCAATGTTTATGATAATGAAGAGTGGCATCTTTCAGTTAGAATGAAGCCAAGCAATTATCCACTTTCAAACGTGGTTAGTGGCGCCACTACCTATACTTATGATTTGGAGTTTAGGGGCGTTAATGCGGTTTTAGATACGATTCAGAATAGCTTTTTATTAACCGCCTCGATTGGTCAAAGTGCGGGAGAAAACTTTTTGCAATCAGCAAAAAGAATGTATCTTGGAGCCGAAAGAACTAATATTACCGGCGCATTATTAAACAGAAGCGATGTATTGTTTGGAAGCATGAAATATTATGCCAAATATATTGAAAATGGCATTTTAGATCAACACCTTTACAACGAAAGAAATGTAGGAGTTTCAGCTTCCTATCAGAATATTTCGGCTTTGGATCCAAGTCTTAGCACATCAGACGCTCTCAATTCTAATACATTGGCACTAGATTGGACTTTTGATACTCTAACTGCTTCCACTGTGGCCGGCACTTTTTTTCCTGTAAAAGATGCCAGTTCTGGCTCTGCTGGCCGGCGCGCCGATCATTGGCTCGGCGGCATAACAGGATATGAACACGCAGGATATGGACAACACTTTACAGCTAGTTCAACTGATATCATAAGCAAAGATCTTTATAACGCTCTTAAGTTTACTGACCCAGAAGAAGTAGTAGCTTCTACAATGGTTCAGGTATTAAGCGACGATGATATTGTATTTGGGACCTTACAGGCTCCCCCCACTTTCTTTCATGCCATAGAAAAGAGCATGTATAATGCGATTTCGGAAGAGATGCTCATTTTCTTTGCTGGTGCTATTGATTTTCATAACCTCATCGGTGAACCAGTTAATCGATATCGCGAGAGATATAAGTCATTAGAGAAATTAAGAGAAACTTTTTTCCGCAGAGTTACCACCGTATCGTCTGTTGAAAAATTCATAGAATATTATAAGTGGTTTGATGATGCTCTTGCGTTGATTGTTGCGCAGTTATTGCCGGCTTCGTCTGAGCTTGTGCCCGATGTAGCCGATGTGATAGAGAGTCATGTTCTCGAGCGCAACAAGTATAAAACTCCCTTTCCGACTCTAGAATTTGAAGAGCCTGGAGTCGAAGTTGCCGATCTGTTGGGTGTTTCTTATTTGGTGGAAAGCTGGCCAGATTGGTATAAATTGGCCGAATCTCCACGCGCCACAAACGCACCGGAAGACTTCTGGAAATATAGAGCCCTACGAAACGCATCAGAAATTTCAGCCAGTGCTCCTGGCGTTAACATACAAAGAGAATATTATAGAGAAACAATTGGCATTGAGAGCGAGGCTAGCGGTAGCAAATTTAGGAATACTGACGGTACAAGTTACACAAGGACAAATTATTGGACAAAATATAAGGCGCGCCCCTATGTCTTTAAAGTTGATTTATTAGGAAAACCACCAACAAAAAAAGCAAGTACCAGGCGCACAACTACGCGTGAAATAAAAGGAGGAACAAACTTTGATCGTCCTGTCCCCCATTTAGGATTTCTTTACAACGCAACGCGTCCAGCGGGACCTGTTAATAAAGATAATGGAGTTTTTGTTCCTTTAAATGTTTTGCTGGCGCCAATGTCTGAAATAGCCGAGTGGAATGAAATCAAGAGCAATCCAGCCAACCGGCTCCCCAATAGCAAAGAAAAAAGATATTTCAAAGTATTTTATGGGCCTGACTATCAAAGCGGCTATGGTCCCAACAATGTAAAATCTACAGTCGCATTTCCGTTTAACATACTCAGTTCAAGTGTGAGCGGCGGCTATAATAAACAAATAGTAGAGAGCGTAGGGGCATCTTTAGAGGTGACTAATTTACATCATGATGTATATGGTCCAGAGATGGAGCGCCCAATGCAGGGACCATTCCCGGAGGCCGTAGTCGGAGGACATCAGTCGCGCCATATTGCCCTTAATAAAGGTCCCACTCTTGACACATATCTCACACGCCCTGAAGCATGGAAGATTTTATTAGGCACCTGTACAACAATTAATGGAACTGCCGGTGCAATTGGTATTGCCGGCGCCGACTACCCATGGCCCGAGGCTAACGCCGAAGGACAGAATCCATATCCAATGACAGGCGCCCAAAAAGCAATTTATTATCGGGGATTTACGGCGAAAAGACCAGTTAATATCCGCAATATTCATTTAACCGGCTCTGCGATTGGAAACTATAGGCAAAATTATGAAGTTGTAAGCACATTTGGCGCCTACTCTAATCCAAGACAGTTTGTTGAAAATGCGCCTACGCTTCCAACTGAACTCACTCAGACGCCATCCGGCACACAAGGCCGCACCTTTTTGGATATCCGCAGAGATGCAGAAGGACATTTTCAATTCACACCAGATTATTCCGTTGCTTATCTCAGATCTGCCGGCACCAAAGCCACAACGCCAACGCTAACTGTTACAGATTATCCCGGTGGAGGCGCCTCAGGCGATACATTTACCCTCAAGGACACCAACGGCAAATCAGTAACATTTCAAGCCGATGGAACTACGACAACTGCGGATGGCACCAAAAATGCTGCCGGCAATGTTATTATAGGAACATTTGGAGGCAGCCTCACCCTTGCGGATGTAGCAGGCAGAATAGTCACGGCTATTAATGGTGCTAATACTACCTACGGCTATATTGCGATTACTGCCACACAAGATGGATCCACAGTTAATTTCACTCTTGCTCAAGATGTTGCAGGAAAGAGCGGTAACATATCTATTGATATGTCAGATTGGGATGGATTAGTATCAACAGCTTTCGCCGGCGGAACAGATAGGGCTTTCACTGGTAAATCAGTTATAAGCACGCGCTTCGCAAACCCTGGCGGCGTAGATACAATGGGCATTGGCTATAAAGATGTGCGGTCCGCAGAATATTCGGTATATAGCGCGTGTAATTTCAGAAATTGGTCAGTTATTAGACCATTCCAAAATACAGAATTAAATATGGTGTCGGAAGTTACCGGCGCCGGAACTCCCGGTATCAGAGTCAGCGACATTAATGGTTTAGATTTTGGTTGGCGAGATCATTTAAAACAGCATTCGGCCCAATTCGGACGAAGTAGTTTTGTTTATCCTCCCGATTCTCAACGCCCTGCTTACACTTTAGCTGATAACTTTATGGGCTATAGTTCCACTGATATATATCGTGGAGCATTTACGCTGCAAGGGTGGTGGAGGTTGCAAGATAATGTGTCTGTGACTGGGAGCGTTCCAGATGCAAGTGGAAAAGGAAGAGGTGGAACATTTGACTCTGGCTCGCACACACGTCCTGGGTATTCGACAACGCTGTATCCATCGCGATACATTCAAAAAGCTAGTGAAACTTGGTCTACTAGCAGTGCGATGGTTAATATCGGAACTGCGGCAACGTGGGATGATATTATAGGTCCCGATGGTACATCCAAAATGACACTATCTGCTTGGGTTTATAAAACTGGCAATGGGGGTGGCAATTTTGGACGTATTGTTGATTTTAGCGCCGGTGATGTACAATTCTATACTCTTAGCGCAGACGCCATTGTCCTCGGTGTTGCCGCGTGGAACGGCACGAATGGTAGCTGGCAAACCGCTGGTGGTGTGTTTTCAAAAAACACCTGGCATCATTTGGTAGTAACTTACGATGCTGGATCTGCGTCCAATGATCCTGTGTTTTATGTGGATGGGCAACAAGTTGCCATCTCCACTTCTACTACGCCCACCGGCACTTACGCCACTTTCGCTGGTACCGATTGTTATATAGGAAATAGAACAAACGGCGACAGAAACTTTGAAGGACAATTAGCAGATGTAGTAACTTGGAACTCGATTTTAACACAAACTGATATAACTGCCATTTATAACGAGAGCAAAACTCCTTATCAAGCTGGACCGGGCGTTATTAATAACCAAAGTCCGAGCATGTATAAGATTAATCGAAACCCTCTCAAGCGCTTAAAGTTGATAGGCCCCCAAACTGCTCTTTCTGGGGCGCTTGTTAACACGAGTTCGATTAATTTTACCGCTACCGATGGTGCCTGCTTGGTGCTGTCGGGAGCCTACGACTGGCAAGAGGGATATGAGCTTTTCCATGCTGTCACTTCCAGCGGAATTTCTTATACCACATGGTTCCAACATCCCGATGACGCTGTTGCGCGCCAAATGCTTCAAGTTGGTGTTGACGATGACAATGGGCATCCGTCCTTTGGAGTGACGCGAGTGACGGATATGAAGATTCAAGTGTCGATGGCGACCCAAGATGCCGAGACAGGCGGCACTAACGATCTTGCAGAGTGGACAATGACCAACAGTGATGTATACGAGCCTCATACTTGGACTCATCTTGCTGTGACTTGGCAAGCCGATAATGGTTCAGTGGATGCTGGAACACCAATCATTTATATAAATGGCGCCGTACAAGCTCTCACTGTGGATGATGCTCCTTCTGCTTATTATCAAGATGATATGGAACCACAATTTGACTTTAAGGATTTTAGTGGTACTCCATATGTGGGCTTCACAGGAGAACAATTTGTTGTTCTTGGATCCTCCGAAGGAGACACAGGCCGCCCCTTTACAGGCTCGATGGATCAAATTACACTTTGGAAGCGGAAGCTGACGGCTGATGAAGTTGGTGAAATTTATAATGAAGGTATTCCTTGCAATGTGACAGCTTCGAGTGTGTATACTGACAATCCTAGTTCTCTATTTGATTGGATTCGCTGTGGCGTCGATGCGGATGTAATTGATTCTGCCAATCCTGGAGTGTTGTCTGCTACCAACAGGATTAATGGGTTTGTTCATAATGGTACCACGGCTTATCTTCCGCTGGCTACAGAAGGAGACACTAATACGCTTGCTCTTAATACTCTCGATCCAGTACCGACCGGCGGCTGTACAGGGTCGGAAGTGCTTGTAGATGTTTATACAACTTCTTCGCAGTTTGATAATGCGTATGTACAACATCAAATTCCACGATCAGACCGGCAGTATGCATGGGTTACAGGGGCGATAGTGCGCCCATCTGCAGATTTGAGATATTGGGGCACGGCCCCCATCGCTGGACCTTTGGCCGGTTATTATTCGAGTTCCGCAGACGGCTATACTGCTTATTTTAACTTTATGAGCGCCAGCAGTGTCTTGGGGGCGATTGGTACTGCTTCTCTATACCAGCCAGCAAAACGGCTTAATATATATGTTGTTGATCCTATTGATCTTGCTAGCAATACTTTGGGAATAGCTGCCACTCAATCGGTTACAAGTTCATATAATGATACATTATTGGATGTTTATAACATTAAAGATGACTTGAATTTAAGATCTGATTATCTTAATTTGTTGCTGACGAAACGTCGAAGTGCATTTAAAACACGCAACATACCTCTGATGTCTCCTGTTAAAGATCAAATTTTACAAAAACACGCTCAACAGTCTCAAATAACCCTGAAGAGTGGAAAAGGAGCCCTTCAAACTTATGCTTTTAAGCCTGCTTCTATGAGAGGAAGACCAGTATACCTTAACCTGGATGCTAATCAGTTAAATTCTACTTATTGTTTTACATGGAATAATGAATTACTTTATTGCAGCGATCAAAAACTTAATCAACTTTTGGAGATTAAAGAAGATAAAACAACAATGTTTGATAAAGCGATTAGTATAGCCAATACGAAAGCAGCTTACGACATCAATTGGATACTCTATTCAGAAATGATGTTCCCCACTCGCATCAAAGAACTTACGTCAGGCTCTGCAGAACGACCCAATTATGATAATAGATTTTGGAGAACTACACAAGCACAGAGAATAACAGTGGGCGATACTGTTGGTGAAAACTCTTTTAACGTTCTTGTTTCTCAAAGCTCTTGGCCATTGGATGCCCCTCTGGACTTTATAACAAGAACGGACGTGCCATCGGTTTCTATTCCTCCTACAGCCCGTGAATTATGCATCTCTAATACTGCTGGAGAACTTCAAAATACTTATTTTCAAATTATAGACACTGATGGACCTGATAGAGGCGGCCCCGCCACAATTGCGTTAGCCCCCGGGGGTTTGCTGGCGAGAAAACACACTTTGGCAACTGCGCGCAGCGTAACTTCTCCTACTGGGCGCCCCGTGCTGGCTACAGGAAGTGTTGCTTATGGAGACTTATCAGCTTCTTATAATCACAGATTAGCGCGCCAATTGTTTGTTGGCGAATCTCAATGGCAAGCTGGACCCCAGGCTGGAATTATTATTAAAAGTGGTAGCGGGCCCAGTGCTACATCAATATTCGAATCTCATTCTTCGGCTCCTTTTTATTATAATTCATATGCAGACTTTATAGATGAAGTAAGAACAGTTGCAAAAGATTATGCCATTATTCCTGAATTTAGAATTAGCGAACACATAGAAGAATATTTGAAATATGGTATTTCTGCCAATAATAAGTTTGATTGGGCTGAAATCCCGGGCGCCTATACAGATAGTGGATTGCCGGTGGATAGTTCGCAACCTGGATTTTATAAAGATTATTCTAATTCGGAATTTGCTCATCATTTCTTGACTGTTAAAAATAAGTCAGGCGCCGAGCCTGTAGAAATTAAGCTTAAAGTTAATGCTGCAATTAAATTTAATCCATATAAAGGGTTTTACCCACCGCAGAGAACATTAGATTTAATAACGCAATTTTCCAAATCTTATGGAAACAATTTGATCTCGACGAGGCCGACTGACGGAGTTACCACGCAAGATAAAAATGGAATTTTGAGACCTCTAATACAAGCTTTGTTTGCGCCGGGAATTTTGTATAACACTATAAAATCCGGAATTGCTGTGGATTACCCAATTGTAACAGATGCCACAAAAGTTATTAGAGGTGCGTATACATATGAGACGGCATCCGGAGGCACTCCCGTTATAGCATCTGCCACCAATTGGATGATTGGCGCCACAGGATCGATTAGTCCTCCTCTAGGTAACAATATTAATGTCGAGGGCTACCAGGGCGGTCAATATTGGGATCATCGAATTGGCTTTGAAGATCTTTTAAACCCCGAAAACCTAGCAAATTTAAAATTTATTGATATGGAGCCACACCCTTCAGCTTCTTTAGCTGGAATAACAGCATCTCTAATGTCTACACCAGCAGATCGCACTTATTCATTAATGGCATCTAATTTTTGTGCCGGTGTGGCTGAATTCTTTTTGAAAGAAAAAGAGTTTACAAAGTTAGAGTCTGAACCAATTGTAGATGGATTGCGTTTCGATGGCAAGATCATTTATGGTGCCCGCCTTAAAATTCGTAGCTCTAAAGAGGGCCCTCGCGTATATAGCTATGAATCTGGCTCCTCAGGAAATAATGTGCCTTATGGTCGTACAGGAGGAAAAGTGTGGGATGCCAGCAGAAAAGTATTTTTAGATTCTACTTATCCTCTTCCTCAAGATCCAAGATCAACCCCCGGCTTTTATGAAACTTTTACAATGGAAAGCCGCCCTTCTTCTTTCGGTCCCCCTGTATCTGGAAGACCAACAGCGAGCGCTATTCAAGCAACTGCATCTGTCGCGCAGCCAGTTGATAGCATGAATGGATTTAATTGGGCTTATACACCACCTTATTATAATGGCGAAGCATGGGTTGACTTTATTTTTGCTCCTTCTGCGTCAACTAGTACTGGTGCTCCTATTACTTATGATTTAGAAAAGATCCTTTCTTCCCTGGATACTAAATATTGGCGCTGTGATCCTGGGGTTTCAGCATCAGCAATTATTACTTCGTCAACAAATATGGTTGGTACTGTATTGATTCCAACTTTTAGTGGGAATTGCTCTAATCTTTCATGGAGAGAGCCGGCGAAGGTTATTGGCACCTCTGAGATTCCTTTAATTTATGAAGGCGCCAATGTTAACGCCAACGCAATGCAGCTTCCTGCTAGTGTTAATTTGTTTGGAGTGGAAAGAATCCTTAAGACAACTAAAGACAAATTTGGAAACGAGATAGCCACCGAAAACGAAACAGCCGCCGCAAAATGGGTAATTCAACCAAAGATGGAGACCCCTATGTTAAACTTTAACCATAGCGGAGATTTTCCTATTTCCTCATCAAGGCCGCTATATGGCTCAGCTTCCGTCTCGCATGGAATGTGGCGCCAATTTGGCATAATTGATCCCGATCCTAATAAAGGAGTATTCTTGGAACTGGGACCCATCCCCACTCAATGGCTCAAAAATCATTATGAAGTTTTATCAACAAATACCATGTATAATCGTGGTAACGCCGCCGCTAAAGGACAAAATGCATATAAGAACATTAAGCCATTAACTGATGTTATTAAATTTAAACCAACCAAGAAAAAAGCTCGACTAGGAGAGTTAGCGGAAACAAAAACTATTAAAGAAGCCATTGTGGTGGTTCCTTATAAGATGGAGTCGGCAGCTACTTCTCAAACTGTTGGCGGCAGAAATCCAAAAAGCAGTACACAGGCAAGAAAACGCTTTTTTGGAATAAGTCAAGAAAGAATTACGGCATGCTTAAAAGAGAACATTGGAAGCGAAAAAGGAGACTCCCTTGATGCCGCAGGTATGTCAATTAGAGAATTGGTTACAAAAATGGATTGCTATGTACTTCCGCCATGGGCCGACTTCTTAAATAATAAAGCTGTTGATCCGTTTGTAATGTATCTTCTCGAGTTTGAATATGAGTTCGATAAAAATGATTTGAGCTACATATATCAAGGACTTGCGCCGCGTAACTCTAAGAACATGACTCTCACTTCTCGCTCAACAGCACACGAATTAAACCCAACAGAATTATTAACGGCTGAAGATGTTCTCGATCCTCATTTGAGATGGATGGTGTTTAAGGTTAAACAAAAATCCTTCGCGGCTTATGAGGATATAATCGTTTCGCAAGTTGGAGAATCGGCCAGAACAAAAGATATATTTGATTTCCAGAGTGGCGAGAGTGACTATTCACTAAACTATAATTGGCCGTATGATTATATATCTTTTGTTGAGTCAATTAAATTTGACGTTGAAGTT